TCTGAAGAAGGGTCTTTCCCAATTACAGCAGGACCATTCGGACACGAACCATATTATTCTCCAATAAGAGGATTCGATTCAATTACACCTGCAGTTGTTTTCTCAACTGGTTCGGTAGATAACACTGCATCATCTACATTTAGATATTCAGGTATAGATTTGGAAACCGCAGTTGTAAAAGTAGATAATAACTACTTCTTGGCACCAATTCCAAATAACGCTAGTACTGGTTCAAATCCACGATTCACATTTAATAACGCACCATTCAATTATTTATTGACAGGTTCAAACACTACCGATGTTTCAAAAAGACAGTTTACCATAGGGTTTCAAGGTGGATTTGATGGAGTATCTCCAACTACAAAACATGCTTTAGCTAAAAATAATGATAATGATTGGGGTGCTGGAAACTCACAAGGATTTAATCTTGCTAATCCAACAACAAGTGGTTCAGTTGCTTATGTAAAAGCAATTAATGCAGTATCTAACCCTGATGATTTTGATATCAACTTGGTAGCTGCACCGGGTGTTGTTAGACGATTACACTCTTTTGTATTTGACAAAATTGTTGATATGGTAGAATCTAGAGAAGATGCATTCTTCATCGGTGAATTGAGTGATTTTGATGATAGTATTGATTTAGTAACATTAGAATCACAAAATGTAGATTCCAACTATGTAGGTTCTTACTATCCTTGGGTTAAAACAATCGATTCAAGAACAAATAAATTAACAATCGTTCCACCATCAGTATTGATGCCAGGAATTTACGCAGCCAATGACGCTATTGCAGCAGAATGGTTCGCTCCTGCTGGTTTGAATAGAGGTGGTATCACTGGTGCAGTTAGTGTATTGAATAGATTAACACATGCTGAAAGAGATACTTTATATGAGAACAAGGTAAACCCAATCGCTCAATTTCCTGGAGAAGGTATCGTGGCATTTGGACAGAAAACTCTTCAAGATAGAGCATCTGCATTGGATAGAATCAATGTAAGAAGATTGTTGATTAAGGTTAAGAAATACATTGCATCTACTTCAAGATACTTGGTATTCGAACAAAATACATCACAAACTCGTTCAAGATTCTTGAATACGGTAAATCCTTACTTGGAAGGAATCCAACAAAGACAAGGTTTATTCGCATTCAGAGTTGTAATGGATGAAACTAACAACACACCTGATGTAATTGATAGAAACATCTTGGCTGGACAGATTTTCTTACAACCAACAAGAACTGCTGAATTTATTATATTAGATTTCAACATCTTACCAACTGGTGCATCATTCAGTTCATAATTTAAAAAAATAAAAAAAAATTATATTTATTAGTATAATAGGAGAAAATAAAAAATGGCAGAAGTATTAGAATTTAACGATATGTTCTATACCAATTTCGAACCGAAGATGAAGAACCGCTTCATCTTCGAAGTAGGTGGTATTCCTTCATATTTAATAAAAGCATCACAAAGACCTACAATTCAGTTTGAAAAGGTTACCCTAGACCACATTAATGTTAAAAGACAACTTAAAGGTAAGGGTGAGTGGCAAGATATTACAATGACTCTTTATGACCCAATCGTTCCTTCAGGAGCACAAGCGGTAATGGAGTGGGTTCGTTTATCTCATGAATCCTTAACTGGTAGAAATGGATATGCTGATATGTATAAGAAAGATATCCAATGTTATATGTTAGGTCCAGTAGGTGATAAAATCGAACAATGGACATTGAAAGGTGCTTTCATTACACAAGCAAACTTTGGTGATTTGGATTGGGCAACTGGTACTGATCCTGCTACAATTGAATTAACAATTTCTTACGATTACGCAATCTTGGAATTCTAATACATTATTTCATTTTCTTACATAAGAGAGTTCTCGAAATGAGAACTCTTTTTTTTTCAACTTTTTTTAATTTATATATTTATATACAAACAACAAAATAAAGGTTTATTATGGCAAATTATGATTTTCCAACCGAAGTAATTTCACTTCCATCTCAAGGATTATGTTATCCTGAATCAAATCCTCTTTCTTCTGGTCAAATAGAAATTAAATACATGACTGCAAAAGAAGAAGAAATCTTAACATCTCAAAATTTAATTAAAAAAGGTATAGTTTTAGATAAACTATTTGAATCTATTATAGTAGACAGTAAAATCAATGTTGATGATATTCTACTTGGTGATAAAAATGCTATTATGTTAGCAACTCGTATTTTGGGATATGGACCTGAATATAATATTCAACTTACAAACAATTTAGATGAAAAAGAAGATGTAGTTGTTGATTTGTCAAAGGTTCAAGTAAAGGATATTGATACTACTTTATTAAATAGAGAGAATAGATATAAATTTACAACATCAAATAGTAATCAAATAGAATTTAGATTATTAACACATGGTGATGAGAAGAAGATAGATGCCGATATAAAATCACTACAAAGATTAAATAAAGGTGCTTTGGGTGCTGAATTAACAACTAGATATAGATACATGATTGTTTCTGTAAATGGTAAAACTGATACTGGTGCTATCACAAATTTTATCAACAACCAATTCTTAACTAGAGATACTAAAGCATTTAGAGAATGCATTAAAAAAATACAACCAGATGTGAAAATGGAGTTTGAATATGAAGACCCCCAAACGGGAGAAAAGGAGGTACGCTCGATTCCAATGGGCGTAGGGTTTTTTTGGCCTTCCGAGTAATTATTCAATTATACTTCATAAACAAATTTTTGAATTATGTTATTTTGGCAATGGGTTTACTCAAGAAGGAGTTTACCGATTACCAATACACATACGAAATTTTTACTACAAACAACTGATAGATACTAAAAAAAGAGAACAAGAAGATGTAAAACAATCTCAGAAATCTAAATCAGGTGTAAGTGGTCCAAATGTAAATGTGAGAAGGTAAAACTCCTCACATTTTTTTTTATTTCATATTTATTAGAGTATAATTGGAGGTAAACTAAAATGAAACTTACTGAAACAAAAAAAAATAAAATAAAAGAATTTATATCGAAAAAACACGATATGAAAGAAGGTGTTGTTGATTACATTTTTGGAAAAAAAATGGTTTCAAATTTAGAAAAAGATGACGATTTTTTGAGACTTGCTAGAAATTTAGATAATGATATGGATGCTCTTCGTAAAAAAGTAGAAAGAATGCAAAAAAACGGAGAAAGAATTCCTCATACATACAAAGCTATTTTAAATATTAGATAGGATTTTAAAAAATGATAAACAGTTCCCAGCAACAAAGAGAAATACTAAAATTACAAAATGAATATAATGAGGCATTAAGAGTATCTCAATCAATAGCTGGTGCAATAGTTCAAGATTTAGAAGACCAAATTAATAACACAAATGATATAAGTAATGCTACAAAAAAATATATTCAAAATCTACAAAGTTCAGTAAAAAATTTAGAAGATTCTGAAGATGTTCAAAAACAAATTATAAAAAATAATAAGGAAATAAATAATCTCCAAAGAGGTATTACCGATGCAAATAGAAAAGATGTAGAAGCCAGGGTAGCTGCTTTACAATTAACAAATGAAGCATTACAATTTGATTTAAAAAGATTAGATATCATACAAAAGGTAGATGATGCTACAAAAGAGTTAGCAGGTAGCATGGGTGATGCTTTTGATGGTTTGGTTGATACATTTGATAATATTCCCCTTGTTGGAGGTATGTTATCTAAACTTGGTAAAATGGGTTCTTCGGTTTTTAAAGAACAATTAGGAGTTGCAGCAAAACAATTTACTACAAATTTTGCAAGTAATTTAGGACAAGGTCAAGGTGTTATAACTGCTCTAAGAGGTGCCATGGGTGGTCTTTCAACCGGTGCAGCTGCCACTGCAATTGCAATCGGTGCAGTATTAATAGTAGTTGCTGCTGTAGTAGCAACAATCGCTTTGGCAATAAAGAGATTCTCAGAACTTGACCAAGCAGCAAAAGCTTTTAGAGAGGAAACTGGTTTATTAGTTTCTCAAACAAGAGGAATGCAACAAAACATTCGTAATACGAATGTTGATTTTGCTAATTTAGGTGTAAGTGCCGAAAACGCAGCAAAAGCAGCAGCTGAATTTACAAATGCATTTGATGGATTACAACAGCCATCTGAAGCTGTAATGGGTTCTATTTTAGTATTAAACAAGAACTTTGGAGTTTCAATAACTGAAGCAACAAAGTTAAATAAAGTATTCCAAAACATTGGAGATTTAACTGCAGAACAATCTCAAGCATTAATAGGTCAAACTGTTGAAATGGCCAAAATGGCAGGTGTTTCCCCTGATAAGGTTATTAAGGATATGGCGGATAATTCCGAATATGCTTACAAATACTTTGGTGGTTCAGCTGAAGAATTAAGAAATGCAGCAGTTGAAGCAGCCAAATTAGGAACCTCTATTGGAGAAGCAGGTAAAGTAGCAGATAATTTATTAGATTTTGAAAAATCTATATCATCAGAATTAGAAGCATCTGCTATGTTAGGTCAGAATTTGAATTTTAGTAGAGCAAGACAACTTGCAGCAACTGGAGAGACACTTGATGCTCAACAAGCTGTGGTTGATGAGGTGATGAAATTAGGTGATCTAACAAAACTGAATTCCTTTGAACAAGAAAAACTTGCAGAAGCAAGTAATATGACAATGGAATCTTTAGTAACTCAACAAAGAATTAGAGAACGATTTGGTGTCTTAGATAAAGAACAATTAGCAGCTGCACAGGCACTTGCCGCATCTGGTAAAGATATATCTCAAATGACACAGGCCGATTTAAAGGCACAGACTGATAAACTTGCAAAACAACAAGAGATGCAATCAGTAACCGATGCATTGAAAAATGAAGTTAGTTCTTTGGGTACTGGATTTATGGATATGATGGCTCCTCTTGGTTCAACTATTATGAATAACTTGTTAGACCAAATGAAAAATATGGGTGTAATCGTAAGACCAATAATGAAATTTTTTGGAGCATTAATGAGTATAATTTTTGGTGTCCTTGGTGCTATGAATGATATATTTCAGGCAGTAGTTGGACCAATATATGCAATAGGTGGAGCAATATTAGAAATGTTAATCCAGCCTATTCAAAGAGTTGTAGAAAGATTACAACCATTGTTTGACAAATTTAAAGAATTAAAGGCAAAAACGATGGAAGCAGTAGAACCTATTATGGAGATATTTCGAGCGTTAGGTGATTTATTTGCCGAACAAGTAGATGCTGGACCAATGGGTTATTTTATAGATTTCATGGTTTGGGGACTAGGAAAAATATTTGAGGTTATTGGATTTATAGCAGAAGGGTTGGCATTTGTATTAAACCCAGTTGTGGATTTTATAACTTTTTTGATGGAGGGTATTCAATCTATATCAAGTATTATAGATGAATATCTTATTCAACCATTAGTCAAAGCAGGAGACCTTCTTAATACCGTTTCATTTGGTGCACTTGGAACTGCAACTCCTGCACCAACAAGTGAATCAGGTGAATCAATAAATGATGGTGTAGTCCAAAACGGACAAGTTGTATCAACTCATCCTGATGATTTCTTAATAGCAACTAAAAATCCAGCAGGATTGGCAGATTCATTAGGTGGTGGAGGAGGTGTTCCAATGGTTTCTATGGAAGGTGTTATT